TAGAGACGGCCACATCGATGCGGCCCAGCTCGGTCGTGAGCTCGGAGCGGACGGCGGTCGCGTTGGCCGAAGCCGTCGGCGGCACCGTGTAGCCCGAGGTCGCAAGCCGCGTCGAGGTGGCGACGTCGATGCGGGCAAGTTCGGTGGCGAGCTCAGAGCGCACCCCGGTTGCGATCTCCGTGACCGCCGAGGCGGCAAGCGCCGTCGAGGTGATGACGTCCGTGCCGATGCTCGACACCGTGACCGATTCCCCAGGCAGACCGGCGAACACCTGTTCGCGCAGGTCGATGGGGTCGGCACCAGTAGCCGTCGCCCGCAGCACCAGATCCCCGAGCGTGTCGGTGTGTGCCGTGGTGAGGGCGACGCTGTACCAGCCGTTCGTGCGGTCGGTCACGGTCGGGGTGATGGAGGCGAAGGCCGCGCCGTTCTTGGAAAGCGTGATGGTCAGGGTCGCGCCCGCCAGCCCGGTGACGTGGTCGGTCGAGTCGGTCAGGAAGACCATCACATTTCGGGCTGTGGACTGCTTGAGCATGGTCTATCCCTTGTTCACGACTCGCGACTTCGAGTAGGTGTTGCCGCCACCACCGCCAGAATAGGTGCCGGTGAACTCCGTCCCGTTCGCGCCATAGGATACACCGAGTTTCACGTCGGCCTCGGCAGGCTGCTCGAGCGTGCCGGTGTAGTCGTTCCCGTTCGGGCCATACAGGACGCCCTGATCGACGTCGCCAGTCGCGGGATAGGTGCCGCTCACTGTGGGCGGGTAGTAGAGGATGGTCGCCTCGATGTCGTAGTTGTGGAACGTCGAGGCCGCGCCGCGCAACGGTTCTTGCGAGAGTTCCTGGAACCTTCCACCGACCAGCGCCAAGCCCTGCCCCGGCGTCACGATGATGCCACTCCCCGGCGCAGCGTCGAGCATCAAGCAATCGTCCATCGTCGAGGACTGGAATCCGATGGCGTTACCGATGCCGACGTTCGGGAAGATGTTGGTGTACGTCTTGCGGGTGAACACCCCGGCGTTGAGCTGCGCGTTCAACCACGCCTGCAACAATGCGCCAGTACCCTGATACGCAAGACCGTGCGTGGTGTACATGTCGGGTTGCCACTCGCCGGGCAGGCGAATCTGCATCGGCCCGACCGACACCTTGAGACTGCTCGGCGCGGTCTTCGACGTGTCGGCGCTGATGACCGTGGCCGCATCGCCGCGCATCGAGTACCCGCCCATCCGCATCAAGCGCAGGCTGGGAGTCAGGGCAGACTCGCCGTCCATCGGCAGGAACATCATCTTGACGGCCAGCGTCACGCCCGAACCGCTGCCGTTCATGATGGCGTACAGCGCCCCGCCGATCGTGCGGTCGGTGCCGACATCGGTCGAGCGGCAGACGTAGGTCGCGCCCGTCGCCGTGTTCGTCACCACCGCCGAGACAATCATCGCGTGCGGCAGACCGAACTCCTCTTGCACGAGCGCGATGCCCTCGCCAGCCCGAAGGATGATGGGCTCCACGTCCACACTCTCGCCACCCCGCCACACGTCGGAGAAGTGCGACTTCTGGTGCGTGACCATCGACCCGCCGTAGGTGCGCGACGAGAACTGCGAGTTCGCCGTCTGGACTCCATAGGTTGGGCAGTCGTTGATGCGCCGGAACCGCGCCGTCGTGGTCACGCTGTTCGGGTTGTTGACTACCGTCACCTGCGAAGGCAGAGCGGCATCTGCCGTGTCCATCCTGATCGGCGTGACCGTATCGCCGCCCGTGACGGCGCTCACGCGATACAGGCCGAACAGGCCAGAGCGGCCGGTCGCGTTAGCGCCAGAGGAAAACCCGGACGACGGTGCAGCCGGAGACACCCGCAGAGACACGAGCTCGAAATAGGCGCGGTCGTCAGTCGCCTCGTTCTCGATGGCGAGGAAGGCGTCCTCAAGAGGCCGCACATCCACCGCATTGAGGCGCAGGTAGTACGTCTCAGGCATCGGGCGGCTCCGTCACGACCTCGAAGCGGGTGTAACGCCCCTCCACCTTGCAGGCCGGGCAGGTGATCGGCGGGGAATACCCGCCGACCCCGCCGTTCAGGTCTTGCTGAACCCGATCGGCCAGCTCCTGCTCCACCGCCCACTCATGGCCGCAGCTCTTGTGGCGCAGGGTGGGCATGGGTTACGACGCCGAGTCGGTGAACTCGATCTCGAGGTCGGCAGTACCGACCGCAGAGGAACCGCTGTGGAACAACTGGAAGCCTTCCACGGCACGGCAGGTCACCGGCTCGACGTTGGTGTCGCCGTACCCGGCGTTCCAGATCTCGGCGAACGGCACGAGCGTCAGCCAGTTGGCCTGCGTGGTACCGCCCACCACCGGCTCCTCGTTCACGAACAGGAAGCGCCGGAAGATGTCCGAGCCGGTCGTGGTCTGGTTGGTGCCGCAAGTGGTCTGCGCCGCGAGCGCCGACGAGGTGGTGTCGTGCTTGACCGGGGTCACCGCCGTGCCGCCAGACGCCGCCGTGATTCGGCGCACCTGCCCAGTCGTGAGCACGCCGGTCACCGCCGCCGTGCCGTTGTTGAACCAGTAGGCCCGATACACACGGATGACGCGGGCGCTGCCGGTCGCGTTGAACACGTTGAGCATGTCTTTGCTCGATGCGTAGGCGATCGCGCCGCCAGTTGCTCGCCAAGTCGCTGCCATGTTATCTCGCTCCCAGAGTGATGACTTTGCCGGTGCCTTGATTGGCGCTGTATACCGCGATATCGCCGCTGCCGTCCATCTGCGGACCCGCAGCCCACTGCTTGACCTTGCCCTCGCGCAGCGCCGTCACACTGGCGTCGAGGTCGTCCCGAGTGTCACCGGGCATCAGCCCCAAGCGCCGCCCGGCCTGTATCTTGAGCATGAAGTCCACGCACCGCTTCACCGCCCACTCAGGGACAGGCGACTCGACCCGCAGCAGCCACGATCCGAGGGCCGGTCGCCACTCCATCGCAGGCTGTCTCATTTACGCTTCAACTCGGTCTTGACGGACTCGCGAAACGCCTTCGCGGTCGGCGCACCCTTGCTGCCGGGCTTGCGCATCTTCTCGCCGGAACCGGCCTTGATGCGCTCGCGCTTGGCGTGGATGTTCGCGTACAGTCCAGGCATCTCGTTCCCTCACGCTGCTTCGGGCTTGCGCACCTTCGCGCCACGCACGAACTCGACCTCGACCTTCGGCGGGGGCGGCGGCTCACAGTCGGGACACCGAACCCACCCGCCAGACCAATCGGCCACCCAGCCGCTGCTGTTGCAGTTGAGGCAAGGCTTCCGCTCAGTCTCGGTCATGCCCCAAGTCTACCCCCGGGCTACCGCTGCGGCAACTCGCCACGGATCAGCGGCAGGGCGTCCTCAAGGCGCATCACCACGAGCCACCCCTTCCCGTCACCCCGGCAGGCGACCACCGGGATGTCGCCGGGGCCGGATGCACGGACGGCCTGCTCGACCCATTCGTGGACGGCGATGCCCTTCCTGCGCTTGACCTCCCACCGGAACTGGCCGGTCGTGATGTCGTCGCCGCCGTCACGGGCCTGCCCGATGTTGCGCTTGACCGCCCAGCCGAGTTGGTCGCTCAGGATCTTGGCGAGCTCGTTCTCACCGGCTGCGCCCTTACGCCTTTGACTTGCGCCCATCGGACCCCCTCTGGTGGTAGACCTTTAGCCCGCGATTGATTATGCCGTGGATGGTGCTCACCGGAACCCCGAGCTCACGGGCGAGTTCCTTGTTCGTCGGCAGCATCGCACGAGCCGCCTTCACATCGAGGACCCGCTGGTACTGCGCCAGCGTCACCGATGGGGGCCTGCCTGCACTGCGCTTCACGACATCACCTCTACGAGCATGGCGAAAAACAGCAGGATGCCGAGGAGCACGATCGCAGCGTCCCGCAGCAGCCGGAACAGCGGGCCGAAGTCAGGAGGGCGTTCCATCGCCATCCTCCACGGCATCCTCGACGCGCTCGAGAAGGTCGTCGAGCTCAATTTCGGATATCTGCCTCTTACCGTTGACGGCGCACCAGGCGGGGTCCATCCGGCGCAGGGCGTCGCGGATCTCGGTGAGTAGGGCGAGGCTCATTTGCTCCCCCTCGCACGGATGGCGGCGGCAAACTTCTCGCCCCACATCTCCATGTCATCCAACGCGGTCATGCTCGACGCAATCGGCAATCCGTTCTCACACACCCGCGCACACGCCTCCCGCTCGGCCTCGACCGCTGCCGCAATCTCGCGCCGCCGACTCACGCACATGGGCTTCTGGCAGTCGGGGCCGCAGGTGTGGATGGACTGCGCCTCGCGGTGGGCGATGACGAGGGCGGCGAAGCGTTGCAGTTCTTCTTGGCTAAACCGCCAAAAATTCTTGCGCCAAGCATTTTCTTTTGCGTACTCGTCCGTCGCCTCCCGCGCCATCCTGATGATGTCCTCGCGTGTCATGGCATGTCCTCCTTCCTGATCCCGTGGAACCGCTCGGCGGCTTGCCATCCGTCTCGAAAGTCAACCCATCTCTGCGTCCCTTTTTTTCCGTCATATGCAGCCGCAGCCTGCTCGTGAGTCGCAGGCTCCCGCTTGGCGTCCGGCTGCGGGGTGGGGTATGCTTCGCCGCGTGAGGGGTCGGTTTCTCCTGACCCAACGCCAACACCTCGGGCCGGGATGCCAGTCTCGGCCCGTTCCTTTTTCGGCTCCGCGAGCGCGGCGTCGAGCGCGGCGAGGGCGGTGCGGGCTATCTCATTCACATACGGTTCGCTGGCGTAGTCGAGTTCTTTCAACGCCTCCCGCACCTGCTCAATCACAGCGCGGGGCAGGGTGATTGTGTCGGTCATTGTTCTCTCCTGTGTACCCATACTTCGGCTCCTGTCTCGGGGTCGCGGTAGTTCAGTTCGGGGTTGCACCAGCAAGGGCTTCCGTCCGTGACGTGTTCTCGGTATGATTTACCCGTTGAGACCTCGATCTCTCCTCGGGCCGGGATGCCAGTCTCGGCCCGTTCCTTTTTCGGCTCCGCGAGCGCAGGCAACCCAACTTCGCGCACCCATCGACGGGCAGCGTCATAGCCGCGCTGAAACTCGGTTTCGGGCGCATCCTCGTTGGCATTGGCCCATCGGCGCAGGGCATCCGGCTTCTGCTCCGGCTCCGCGAGCGCGGCGTCGAGGGCGGCGAGGACGGCTTCGTCAAGGTAATAGTCGCAGTCGTGACACCGATGCGGACTGTGGCCTTTCCCGCAAATCAGCACTTCCCGAAAGTGCAGCCCCACGGCGCGGGGCAGGGTGATGTTGCTCACGGCTTCACCTCCTCAAGCGCGTCGATGGCTCTTAAGGCCCAATCGTTCGCATCCCTCGTGGCGCGGAGCGCGTTAGCGGCAAGCCACGCCGCGACCTCCGCATCGCCGTCCTCTGCAAGCATTGCGGCTCCCTCGGCCTCGTTCGCCGAGCCAAGCGTCCGCTCTCGGCACATCCTTTCCCACGCCTCGGCGTACTCGGGCGCAGGCTTGTGCGCCTCCAACGCCGCCCACATCTCGGTCAGTTTGTCGCTCACGGCTTCACCTCCTCGTTGCAGAAAACTGCGGTGAATCGTTCGCGCTGCGCAGCCCTCGCCGCATCCCACGCCGCAGCCCTCGCCGCATCCGCCGCATCCCACGCCGCATCCCACGCCGCATCCGCCGCCGCATCCCACGCCGCATCCGCCGCCGCAGCCCTCGCCGCATCCGCCGCATCCGCCGCATCCGCCGCCGCAGCCCACGCCGCAGCCCTCGCCGCAGCCCTCGCCGCATCCGCCGCATCCCACGCCGCATCCCACGCCGCATCCGCCGCCGCAGCCCACGCCGCATCCGCCGCCGCAGCCCTCGCCGCATCCGCCGCATCCGCCGCATCCGCCGCCGCAGCCCTCGCCGCAGCCCTCGCCGCAGCCCTCGCCGCAGCCCACGCCGCATCCCTCGCCGCAGCGAGTTCTGCATCGGTTGCGTCACCGTTGGCGTGGCGTTCCGCAATATCAAGCGCGGCGATACTGCGCGGGTCGGTCATCACGTGTTGCACCTGCCTCGCACACCACACCGCGAACAATCGCGCCTCGCGGTCGCAATTCGGCACGGCACGGAGACACCAGAGCGCATCGTCAAGGCCGTTGCTGTCGAGGATGACGCGCAGCGGCAGCGGTTCGTCGTCCGCTTGGGTTTTGTTCAGATGCCGCAGCAGTTTTGACCACCCGTCGGCACAAGGGCTATGCGCCCGAATCGCGTTCAGCGTCGTTTTCACGGCTTCACCTCCTCAAATCGGAACCACTCACAGATCTCGTCCAGCACCGCCCGTTCGACCGCCGCGATGATCGCCTCATCGCTCGGCTTCGCGTCGTGCTTGAACGCCCGCCGCACCCCGAGCGCGACGCCGGTCTCGACGCACATCGTCATTACCTTGTAGGCGTCGGGGGTCATGCCCGCGGCCCCGCACACTCGCCCTTGAACATCGCGTGACACCGCCCGCCGCCGTCGAGGCAAGCGGGATACCTGCACCCGGCACGCTGCCCGCGCAGCTGCTCGAGCTCGGCCTCGAGACGGTCGATCCGCGCCGAGTACGCCGCGCAGCGCAGCAGGGCGCTTTCGCATTCGCGACGCCATT